AAATTTTGTGATAAACCAACAAAAATTAAACTTTATAGAATAATTAAAATGTATGATATTTGTTGTAATAATAATACAGATGAGTGTTATTATAATTTTTGTACTAAATGTAAATATATTTTATGCGAAGAGTGTTATGAACATATAGATATATGGATTGAACAATGTATTATATGTCACTGTAGATTTATTTGTACCAATTGTAATGAAATTGAACTTGATGAATTGTATTGTGATAAATGTATAAGTTTAATTTAGAGCACTGTGACACTTTAAAAATACTAAATAAAAATTCGCTCGCTATTTATGACACATTAAACACAATTATCCTTTTTGAGTTTATTATAATATTTATTTATGGTTTGATCAAAGTTAACTGAAAGTCCAAAATGGAACGCTTCTTTACGTTTGTCCATAACATACTTGCATGCAGACGATGGTGTCATCTTATGATATTTCATAAGGTAACAAACTATACTGCACACTGATCTTTGTCTTCCAGCATCAGTGCGGGAAGGCAGCACTTTTTTAAAAGCCGTCCCGCATCTCTGTATCTTTCAATACAAACTAGACTATATCTTAAATTGGTTAACCAATCCATTACCATTTAGTCGTTGAACCTTCTTCGAGACCTCCCTGTCTTGTACAGGTCCTCCCTGTCTTGTACAGGTCATCCCTGTCTTGTACAGGTCCTCCCTGTCTTGTACAGGTCTTCCCTGTCTTGTACAGGTCTTCCCTGTCTTGTACAGGTCCTCCCTGTCTTGTACAGGTCTTCCCTGTCTTGTACAGGTCATCCCTGTCTTGTACAGGTCCTCCCTGTCTTGTACAGGTCATCCCTGTCTTGTACAGGTCCTCCCTGTCTTGTACAGGTGTCAGATGATCGTGGAAGCTTGGCTGCGGATTGTCCAATCATATACGTTTTTACTATAACATGATCATTTCTGACCGTGTGGAGTAGTAAATGCTTAAGGAGTTTCCCGCAATTTGATAATGTTGCAAAATGAATATAATAGTTTCATTGTACTAATAAAGGTGTGTGTCTTTATTTTTATTGCCAAGCTGGTATTTTTAGCAATGAACGAATGTGTTTTCTTTTAAAATATCAACATGCATATGGATAAATTCAACGATAGCTGGAATGAGTTGATACATTAAATCAAAATCTTTTTTTTTCAAGGAATCATCAACTGGAACTCTCATATATTCAATATTTGAATCTTTAAAATAATTAGAAATATCTCTTTCTTTTGAGCAATTCAAAACTGCTTTAATGTTGTGTTCTTTCATGAAGGTTGCACTTTTAGCGGCTTGTTTGTTACCAAGGTATAAACGTGGTAAAATTTTATTGAAATCTTCAAATGCTTCATCTTCATCTTTAACAGTAACGATACCTTTCTTTAAAGGACTATGTTTTCGCATTTCATCTGATAATTTGCGAGCAGTTGTTACTCGTTTTCTGGGTGCACTTTTCGTCTTTGATTTAGACATGGATCTCATTTGCTTATATTAAATATAAATAAATTAATTAACTGTAAAATAATTAATTTAAACGTTAGTTCAAACTATAAATAAAAAATACATATATTATCTAAAAAGTCATGACTACTACGAACCGTAAACTAAACATCTTGTTTGAAGGGTGGATTAATATTGGACACTCTTATGCAATTGTGAACTGTTTCCAATTAATTCATTTATATAAAAATTACAAAGATCATATTAATTTCTACGTTGATGAAAAAGAATACTATCGTCAAGAATGGAATGATAAACGTAAATTGGTTTATACACCTGAATATAATAAGCTTTTAACAAACACTGATATTTTCAAACCTAAAGATGATAATGTAAAATATGATGTTATTTATAGAATTACTTATCCATATGATATTACACTTCAAGAATGGAACAAAGATATTCAGATGTGTGTTTTTTATACTTCTGAATTTAGTAAATTGGATACAAATTATTTTAAAATCGGTGTGCCACCCGGTACACAATTAGATGACAATTACATCAAAATGTATTTGGAACATTTTAAGAATATCTCATTTACATCTCCATCTATTTGGTCAGAAATGGGTATGAAAAAATATCTTACTCAATCAAAGATAGATAATGGAAACACTATTATTTCTCATGGTGTTGATACTACATTATTTTACAAAGAATCAGATAATATTCGTAAATCAGTTCGTCAACATTATAACATAAAGGATGATGATATTTTGTTAATAAATATTGGTGCAATGACAAAAAACAAGGGAATTATGTATATTTTACAAATTATAAACATTTTAGTAAATCGTTTGAATAAAAAACATTTCAAATTACTTTTAAAAGGAACTTCAGATTTGTATCAAACAAAACAATTTTTAGAATCATATTTTGAAGAATTGAGATCTAACAATATCATTACAAAGGATGAAATGAATTATCTTTTAGAAAATAATATTATTTTTACTGAAAAAACATTAAGTTTTAAACAAATTAGATATTTGTATAATGCATGTGATTTATATATTTCACCTTATATTGCTGAAGGATTTAATTTATGTTGTTTAGAAGCGTTAACATGTGGAGCAAATGTATTAGTTCCTGAAACAGGTAGCACTAAGGAATACATGTCCGATATTTATTCGAACGGTAATGGTAAAGATAGTATATATTATGTAAAAAGCGATGTTATAACAACACCTGATGGTTTGAACATAAACAATATCGATGGTGATAATTTACTATCTGTTGTTTTAAAATTTGAAAAGAATTACAAAAATAATCGTGATACATCTGAAATGTTCAATTATATTAGCAACAATTACAGTTGGAATAACATTAGTCATCAATTGTATAATTACTTGGTCAAATTGAGCAAAGGAAAGAATTGTTAAAAATTTAATTTAATTGGTAATAATAATAGTAATAAATGGATATATTAGTATTATTAATATTAATTATCGGTATTATTTTTGTAAGTATATCATGGTTCAAAAATGAATTACATTGTCCAGCACCTCGTGTAATATATAAATACATTCCTGCAAATGTTATTGATACACAATTTAGTACAGAAAATCTTCCAAGTAATTTATATAATGACATGTTTAACAATGATAACATATGGATAGGTGGTATGAGTATCAGTTCAGGTAAAACAGCTGGTTTAAGCATTCCAAAAAACCAAGAAACTCCGACACCACTACCTTCTTTAGGTAAAAGTGTTCCATTTATGTCAATGACATCAAGACCAACATCTGTACCAGCAAACACTGGGCCCAGAACTAACTAAAAGAAAAAAGAATTAATTAATTTAAATAACAGATATTGTTGTTTAAATTTAATGAATGAACTAGTAAGAAACAAATTATTTTGTATATTAGTCTATAATTCGACTAGAAATAAGTGGGGTCGATAGATGTGGTTAATGATCTATATTTCATGACATCAGTGATAAAGTTTACTACATTTGTTGAGATATATTGTATTTGACCGGTTGTGGTAATAGAAAAGGTAATTCCTGTGGAATCACCTATAAATGTGCTGTTCAATACCCAATAGCCATTTTTCTGAACACCTTTCAAGTTGTAATTAGCATACAATTTAGCACCAGCCGATACACTGATAAACACTGAGACCATAGCATCAAAACTACGAACCACATTGTTATCAAATTTAAATCCCGTAATATCTTGTGGAATACTTTGATTATTTAATGCATAAAAGGTCATTTCCTTACAAATATCACCGGAACTTGGTGTCATATCAATACCATTAACCATTAATGATGCAGCAGTTACACTTTGAACAATTGTAGCACCAGTAACATATAATGCGCCAGCTGTAACATTACCACTTAAGACTGAATCACCTGTAATATATATTGCGCCTGTTGTAACATTACCATTTAATATACTGTCACCAGTAATATTTAATGATCCTGCTGTTAAACCGATTTGTAAAAATGTAGCTCCAGTTACATTTAAAGCACCAACTGTTACATTACCATTTAATAATGAGTCACCTGTAATATTTAATGTTCCTGCTGTCAATCCCATTTGAAGATTACTTGCCCCAGTAACATTCAAAGCACCAGCAGTAATATTACCATTTAATAAAGAGTCACCTGTAATATTCAAAGTACCTGCTGTAACACCAATTTGTAAAATAGTAGCACCAGTTACATTTAAAGCACCAACGGTTACATTACCATTTAAGGTACTATCACCAGTAATATTCAATGTTCCAGCTGTTAATCCCATTTGAAGATTACTTGCCCCAGTAACATTCAATGCCCCTGCTGTTACATTACCATTAAATACTGAATCACCTGTGACAAATATAGCACCAGTTGTTACATTACCATTTAATATACTATCACCTGTAATATTAATAGATCCAGCGGTCAATCCACCTTGTAACAATGAAGCACCTGTAACATCTAAAGAACCAACTGTAACATTCATATTAAGAATTGTATTTCCTGTAATATAAAGTGTTCCTGCAGTTAAACCACCTTGTAAATTACTTGATCCTGTTACATTAAGTGCACCAGCTGTTACATTACCATTCAATAAAGTATCTCCAGTTACATTCAATGTTCCCGCAGTCAAACCCATTTGTAAATTAGTAGATCCTGTTACATTCAAAGCTCCAACTGTTACATTACCATTTAACAAAGTGTCACCTGTGATATTCAAACTTCCAGCTGTTAAACCAATTTGTAAAAATGTAGCACCAGTTACATTTAAAGCACCAACTGTCACATTACCATTTAATGTACTATTACCTGTAATATTCAATGTTCCTGCCGTCAAACCCATTTGTAAAAATGTAGCACCAGTAACATTCAATGCCCCAACTGTTACATTACCATTCAATGTACTGTCACCTGTGATATTTAATGTTCCTGCCGTCAAACCCATTTGAAGATTACTAGCTCCGGTTACATTAAGAGCTCCCATAGTAACGTTACCATTCAATGTACTGTCACCAGTAATATTTAATGATCCAGCTGTTAAACCCAATTGTAAAAATGTAGCACCAGTTACATTCAATGCCCCAGCTGTTACATTGCCATTCAATGTACTGTTACCTGTGATATTTAATGTTCCTGCAGTCAAACCCATTTGTAGATTGCTAGCACCAGTAACATTAAGTGCTCCAGTTGTTACATTACCATTCAATGTACTGTTACCTGTGATATTTAAACTTCCAGCCGTCAAACCTAATTGTAAGAATGTAGCCCCTGTTACATTAAGTGCCCCTGCTGTGATATTACCATTTAATGTACTGTCTCCAGTAATATTTAATGTTCCTGCCGTCAAACCCATTTGAAGATTGCTAGCACCAGTTATATTAAGTGCACCAGCAGTGACATTACCATTCAAGATACTATCACCACTAACACCCAAACTACCTGCATATACATTACCATTCAAAGTTGATGTTCCAATAACATTTACTGAACCAACTGTTGTATAATCTGAAAATAAATTAGAAATGGTAGCATTGTGTATATTTGCATCAGTTAATATTAATGTTCCTGCTGATAAGTTATTAGCATATAAATTAGTAATAGTTGAATTAGTTGCAAAAATACCCCCACTTCTTAAATCACCATAACTTTCAGGATTAAATATAACTTTAATATCAGTAATATCACTAACATAAGCCAAAACATACATTTTTGAATCTGTATGATAATAACTTCCGAAATAATTCCTATTATACATATTTAAGGTATCACCAGCACTTACATTAGTAATAGAAGAACTTAATGTAGCTGTTAAACTTCCAGCATTGTAACTAACAATTTGTCTAACTTGATTCATTCCTGAACCTGATGTAATTAACACCCACCATTTTGTAACATCCTCAACCGGGGTATCAACAAACTGTAAAGTAGTTCCTGATGCAACTACAACACTACTACTAAATGCAATAGGTTCTGTATTTGAAACTACATCACCATCACCTGTATTATTATCAGTTTGATACCGTTGAATAAATACACCACTATCACGAGTTCCTACAGGTCCAGAATTCAATAATAAACTATTATCTTCAATATTTGTTGTTGTAGTATTAATACTAGTAGTTGTTCCATTAACAGTTAAATTCCCAGTTATAGTCACAGCACCCCCCACATTTAAATCCTTCTCAATACCCACACCTCCAGATACAACCAAAGCCCCAGATCCAATATCAACACTTTCTGTAGTAGCTCTCATCGTAACATTTTTAGTAAAATCAGCCAATCCAGCATGAATCGACCCTTGAATACCCACACCACCATGAATTACCACACTTCCATCACTTTGAGTTGTACTATCAACAGTATTATTTACATTTAAACCCCCATACAAAACCAAAGAACCCTGTGTAGGACTTAAATTCGCGGTTGTGTCTAATATAATCAATGCTTGGTTATAATACAATGGCGAAGTATAGTTAGACATCATTTTATTTTTATATGCAATAATAAAATAATACATTTTTCATTTTTGAACAAATTAGTTATAAAATAAAAAATAAATGTAATTACAAGATATTAAACTGAAGTAGTAGTGGCTCTGTAACTTATTTTAGTTTCAATCCAATTAGGTATATTTAAACTTGTATATTGTATTTTACCAGTAGAATCACAATAAAAATTTAATCCTGTATTATCACCTATAACATCACTCATTAATCTCCAACCTTTTTTAGTATTTATTCCCTTTAATATCACCAAACTATCCAAGTCTTCATCATTAAACACTGTAATACTAACACATATATGAGCAACAAATGATTTTACGATAAACGTGTCAAAAACAAATAACGGTATGTAAGCAGGTATTATTTGATTATTATTTGCATAAAATACATGTTCATTTAAATCACCACTACTAGGTGTCATGTTTACACTATTAACATACATAGGACCACCCACATATAATGATTTACCAACACTAGCACCTCCCTGTAAAGTTAAATTACCCCCTGTACCTAAACCGATTGCATCAGTAGTATTTTTTATTACTATGTTTCCATTCTGACAACTCATCATCAAAGTACAATCCTTATAAGTAAATTCAGACGTATTAATAATAGGCCCTGATCTATTTCCTATCAACACAGAATAAGGCTCAAAATAACTTTGTCCAGTACCACCACTCATAACATCTAAAACAGGACATGCATTAGGTGATATAGTTATTATTCTCACTCTTGTTAAATTTTCAATATCCGGATTAATATATTTTAAATCACCATTGTTATCAATACTAAACAAAATACCCATAGAATCACCAATAAAACTCGAATAAGCATACCAGTTGTTATTAAAATTAAAACCTTCAACTGTAAAATAAGCAAATTGCCCTATACCAGGTTTTTCTACATAAATATACATTCTTACAAATTCACTTTTAACATTTACCTGAGATAACGTACCCCCATATGTATTGTTATTCAACACTAAAGAACTAAATGTCTGTAGTGTCTGAAATTGTATAACACGTGCAGTAAAACTAACATTATCAGATCTATAATAAGTATATTGTAATTCTGCACCATTCATTCTAAATACAATACCTAAATCATCACCTATACGTTCACAATGTAACACATATCCCTCTGCGACACCTTTATAGAGAATATCCAAACTATAAAAAGCAGCAGATTCAAGTGTTGTAATGAATACTTGTACCTTTGCAGATATAATACCAACTGACGTATAATTTAAGAAACCAGTATAAATACCAGATGCAGTACAAAGCAAATTGTAATCCACCTGGTTAGAACTTATAGGAGTTACTAAAAAGTTTTGATCCACATAATATTGAATAATAGTCCTATTAGATGTATCTCCATTTGTATATTGGATCTTCACATCTAAACCATTCTGAATAACCCAAAAGTTCACTTGTGTTATACTTCCACTAAATTTACTATTATATATCCATTTTTTACCATTATAATAACATGTAATAGTGTACAAACATGATTTGACACTTCCATCATTGTAATTTACATGAATGTATATGTTAGCAATAAAACATAAAGTAACACCAGCATTTTCAGTTAATAAAGGTATATCTATAGCTGTAGAAATATTATTACTTAAATATAATGTACTTAAACAACTATTGGTAGTCATAGATTGACAACAATGTAAATTTTCAATAACCGAATCCAAATAATTTTTGTTCACAGCATCTGTACCATTCACAGGTGGCGCCACTCCAGTTATAGTAGTATTATTAACATCTAAACCACCACCTATAAAAACATGTTTGTCAATACTTAAACCACCCGTTATCGTTAATGCACCACCAGTACCCAAACCTAAAGCATCCGAGGTATTGTAAATAAAAATACCATTATTTTGTGTGAATATAAAACTACTATTTCCTATAACACTATTACCAGCACTTCCAAAAAGTATTTGCCCACTTGTAAAATTAAAATTTACATTAGATCCAATTGTAATATGACTTATTAAATTATCAACATAAGCCTTATTAACAGCATCATTCGGTAACACAGGAGTTAACACGTCATGAATATAATTACTATTAACATTAACTGGTCCACCCACATACAACGACTTGGATATACTAGCACCTCCAAATAAAGTTAAATTACCACCTGTACCTAAACCAATAGAATCATTTGTATTTTTTATTACAATATTGGCACTAGGACAACTCATTGTTAAAGTACAATCCTTATAAGTAAATTCCGTTGTATTTATAATAGGTCCATTTCCATTTCCTATCAATACAGAATAAGGTTGTAAATAACTCTGTCCTGTACCACCACCTGTTACACTTAAAGGTAATCCACTACAACTAGAGGGTAAAACCTTTAACACCTTTATATTAGTCAAATTAACTGGATCTGGATTTATATATTTTAAATTACCATCATTATCAATACTGAACAATATTCCAGTAGTATCACCGATAAAAGTTGAATTAGCATACCAATAATTATTAAAAAAATACCCCTCAACTGTAAAATACGCATATTTACCCACACTAGGCTTTTCCACATAAATATACATTCTTACAAATTTAGTTGTAACATTCACATCTGATAAACTTCCACCATAAGTACTGTTGTTCAACACAAGTGACTTGTATGTATACAAAACATCAAATTGCGTTACACGCGCTAAAAAACTAGCATTATCACTTCTATAATAACTATATTGAATAACACCTGTTGAATTTATTTTGAATACAACACCCAAATCAATACCAGTGCGTTCATATTTTAACACATAACCACTACCTTTATATAATATATCCAAAATATATAAACTTGCCGACTCAGGTGTTGTTATAAACACGTTAATTGTTGCTGAAAGAACATCTGTAGGAGAATATGTTAAAAAATCTTTAAAAACACCTTTAACAGTTGAAGTCAAGGTGTAATCTACTTGAGCTTTGGACACAGGTGTTACTAATATATCTGTATCCATATAATATTGTATAGTTGTTGTATTAACTGTATCTCCATTAGTATATTGTACTTTTACATTCATACCATTTTGAACAATAGGAAATCTCACTTTTTCTATAGTACCACTATACTTTGTATTATAAATCCATTCATTACCATCATAAAAACAAGTTATACTATATACACCAGAACTGTAATTCCCATCTGTATAATTCGTGTGAACATAAATATACAGCACAAAACATATAGTTATACCAGCATTCACAGTTAATGAAGGAATATCTATTCCAGATGTGACATTATTTTGTAATATCAATGTATTAACTCCACAACCACCACCGCAACCACAACTACTAGATATATCTGCTAACAAAGCCAATAAATAATCCTTATTCACTGCATCTGTACCATTGATGGGTGGAGCCACACCGGTTATATTATTATTATTAACATCTAAACCTCCACCTATAAAAACATGTTTGTTAACACTCAAACCACCTGTAATAGTTAATGCACCCCCAGTTCCTAATCCAATAGCATCAGTTGTATTATAAATAAATATTCCACTATTTTCTGTAAAAATAAAGGTATTACTTCCTATAACATTATTACCAACACTACCTATAAGTATCTGTCCACTTGTAAAGTTAAAATGTACATTAGATCCTGTGGTAATATGACTTATTAAATTATCAACATAAGCCTTGTTAACTGCATCATTCGGTAATACTGGAGTTAATACATCATGAATATAATTTCCACCTACATCAACGGAACCACCTACATATAATGATTTCGATATACTCACACCACCTTTTGTAATAATACTACCTGTGGTTAACCCTACAGTATTTGTAGTATCTAATATAACTAATCCACCATTATAATTATAAATAAAATTAGGATAACCTATTACATTTCCACCACTACCACCTACTATAATTTGTCCACTAGTAAAATTACCTGTTAAATTTCCTGAACCGTATGTTTTTGAATCCACATAAGCCTTATTAGCTGCATCTAATGGTTTTGTGGGCCATGCCACATTCACTATTTTATTATCATTGCAATTTATAATATCACCAACATTTAACTTTTTCCTTATGCTAATACCTCCTAATGTTGTTAATGTACCCCCAGAAGTCAAACTAGTTGAATCTGTTGTGTTATTTATAGTTATTCCACCATTTATTAATAATGTACCAGTTGATACATTACTGGGATTACTAAAAGGTATTTCTATATAATCATTGTAAAATGTAACATTTTGTAAATTAATACCATTGTTATTATTATATTCTCGTATTTTATCAATATAAAACGTTCCAGAAGCTTCAAGTGAACCATCACCATTAACAGCTGGTATCAGTGATGGATTTAATGACAAATTCCCATGGATCAAAAATCCTTCGAGATTTGTCCCAAACCCATTGTCCATTATATAAGAACAATATACTTATAAAGCAATAACAAATTTATTGTACCTTTTTAACGACAGGTAAAATTAAATCCATCCTGATCTTTGAATATATTAATATTACTATTTGTTTAATTTATATTACTTTTGTAATTTATAAACATGTATTATATAAAGTTTCATCAAATGTTCATTGTAAAAAAATCCACCATCAAAATACCAATTCACCAACTAAATTTGAGCAAATCGTATATACCATTATATGATACAATAATCTAATTTTTATATTTTATTAGTTGAAACAGTTCTTACAGCCGTAAGAAGCCTTCCAATTAAACTTTTATATAAATACGTAATCAAACGTAAGTAACATTAGTGTTGTTTGTGATAGTGCATTACAATATTAATCTTATTATTTACAAATAATAAAATTAAATAAATAATGAATAGAATAATTAAC